CAATATTTAAATCTCTACCTAGAAATCTACTAGATATTTTATTAACTTCTCCCAATGCTTCTTCTGGTATTTCATTTAATACGTCATCAATTTGTCTAAGTCTAAGAGTAGGTTGATACTGCATAAATGATTCTATAATATCATCAATAATATCTGGAGCATTTCCATTTTTCATCATCCATGCTTCTTCTTGTGCTTTTGTCATATTAGGACTTTTTTTTAATAATGACGGATTTCTTGCAGCTAACTTTTCTAATTCTTCTCTCATTATTTGTTTAAATAATTCTGGATTAGCATCAATAGCATCTCTTTTATATAATGGGTTAATATAATTTTTTCTAAGATGAATACCTTTAGTTTCCATTAAAGTTAATTTAGCTTTAAGCTTTCTTCTTAATACTATTAAATCTTCTAGTTTTTGTAATTTTTTTTTATTTGTAACTGCTTTCCTACCTTCAATACTACCATCCATTTGTTTAATAAACATATCAAGTCTATCAATTTGATATTTATGCCATGCTATAGAAATACCACTTTCTTGATATTCTTTACCTAATGGAGCATAAAACAAATCTTCTGTATGTTTTGCAGCTGCTCTTACTTCAGGAATAGCTGGTGCATCTGGATTTAGTCTAGCTCTTGTAACAGCTGAAGAAAACTCTCTCGGTGTCATAACACCAGTTTTATCAAGTCCTGTACCAATTTTAGTATTAACAACTTTTTCTAAAAATCTTTGTTCGTTTTTACCTAATCTTTTTAAATAAGCATTATATTCAGACATAACTGCATCATCACTTATTTTAATCATGTAATGTCTTGATTTAATTTTTCTTTCAATAGTAGGAGCAGAAGGTACGCCTTCAAAGTTACCTCTAGTTAGTAATGGATTTTCTAATACTGTAGTAATAAAATCTTGTTCTTCTAATCCACCTTTTTCTAACACTCTAAATAATGGAGTAAATCCTGATTTTTCTCCAAGATAACCCATACCAGTAGGTTTAATTTGATTTGCTTTAATCCACTCTGCTTCTGTTCTTATAGGCTGTGTAGCACCAGCACCAACAGATCCTTCTTTATAAATACCACCACCTACATATTGACTATTAGAATAATGTGTGTCCATATTATCTAACTTACTAGCCGTATCATCAAACTGTTTACCAGCTAATTTATTATTTATAGCTGGGAATAATGCTGGTAATATAAAACCACTAGCTGATATTAAGGCTGTTTCTTCCCACGTTCTTGTAGTGCTTAAACCTTGTTTAGCCATTTCTTCTGTAGTTATTAATCCACCAACTTTACCTGATCTCATTAATCTAGTACCAGTAAACATAAAACTACCAGCTTTGGTAAACATAAACAAACTTGATGGATCAGTTAGTCCACCTAATACTCTACCTACAATATATGAAGGTGAACCATTTGCTTTTTTACTATCTTCTATAAAGTCTTTAATTAATTTAGTTGTATGTTTTTTACTTTTACTGTGTAGGAAGTTTCCAATATAAGGTTCAAGTCCTTTTACCTGTCTATCAAAAAATATGTTATATGTTTTGTCAGTAACAAATTCTGTATCATCTTGTGCAACAGAAGCATCTACAATGTATTTAAAAGCTAAACCAAAAATGTTTTCGTCTGCCCATCCAGCACCAACATCTCTTACATCTTGAAAATAATTTAATGGCTCAGTTGGATCTGGTCTACCACTAATATTAGGTTTTGCTTGACTAATATCTCCTACTGTAGAAAACTCACCCATCTAGTCTAATACAGATTTATTCTTTTTTTGTATTTGTGGTGATTTTGTAACTTGTAGATCAGGGAAATAAGTCATTTGACCTTGTGACCATGCAGTAATATATTCTGCTACATCTCTCATCATAGTTCTAAATCCACCATATCCTATTGCAGCTTGTCCTTCTGCATCATTCCATAATTCATTTAACAATGCTGGTTCATATTGTTTAACATCAGCAGCAGTTGTACCTGAGTAAAACTCATCTGTGCCTTCTTTATAACTTCCAAAAGTACCAATGTGTTTCATATCACCAGTTTTTATAAACTCATTTAATGCTTTTTGAAATCTTGGCCCAATCCATGAAGAACTGTTATATGCTAATTTAACTAAAGCTACAGTTAAGTATGCGTTTTTATTTGATGCTAAATCATCTATATTAGTAATACTTTGTACTAATTTTAATTTATCATCTAACATTTTCATCATAACAATGTTATTATCTTCTCTAGTAATTGTTTGTTCACCAGTTAATAATTTATCAATATCGTAACCAAGTTCTGTTAATTGTGCTTTAACAGTTGGATCTTTTAACGATAATCCAGTACCAATAGTAGGATCACCATTTTCTGACATCATAAGATCATATTCTGCTTTTTGTATTTTACTACCTTCAGTAACCATTTCTACTGGGCCACCACCACCAGCTCTAGTACCAACATTAAATGTTTTGTTTCTATCTCCTGTAAAACCAGAATCATATGCTTGTGCATAAAAACCACCTTCTTGTTTGTTAATAGTGTCCATTAATAAGTTTGTTGCTGTATTTTGATATCCCATAGCTGTTTGCTCCTTGCCTGAAAATTGTGTAGCTAGATTATCATCAAATATTCCAGCTTCTTTTTGTTGTTGATATGTTAGAAAAGCAATTTGATTTTCTTGTAATTGTCTTTCTACAGTATTCATATCAATACTAACATCAGGTAGCCATTCAATATCATTAAACATTCTACCTAAATCTTCTATTCCATTTTTACCTTTGTTATATCCATTATATACAAGGTTAAACATACCTTTTAATGTTTGCATAACTAAAGGTTGTTCTTCTATATTTGCAAATCCATATGTTTTAAAAAATGTATCTGCTTTAATATTTTGACTTTTCCAATTTTGCCATGCTGTATTTTGGAAATCAGACCTAACACCAGATAATGTTAATGATGCATTTAGTTCTCTATTAGCTTCAGGTTTAAATCCTGATTCTGGATTGTTAGGATTATTTAATGCCATAAATATTCCATCTCCATCTAAATCCATAGATATTCTATATGTTGGATCACCTATACTTGTTGCATCATAATCAAATCTAATTCTTTTATTATCCATAAGACCTAATATATTTTCAGCTGTAAAAAAATCAGAACTTAATCCTAGTGCTGCTCTTTCTCCATCAGTCATATTTAATCCTCTGTTAACTATAGTCATTGTTGCATCTGTTTTAATTTCATCTTCTGATAAACCTTTTGACATATAGGTTTTAAACATAGGATATTTTACTAATTCTCTAGTCATTATATATTTTCATCATATCCATAACCCATAGTTCTAATAGTATTTAGAATGTAAGGTAATTGTTTTTCAAATGCTTTTTTAATACTATCTTCTGTCATTAATACTTTATATGTTTGATTATCGAACATACTAGCTACTCTTACAAATATTTGTTCTCCAGCTTCTTGCATAACTAAATTAAAAGATGGCTGTAAATCTTTATCTCTACCCATAATATTAAATTCATTATTACCAGTTAATAAATCTGTATCTACAAAACCAAACCCCCACCAAGGCCCATCTTCTTGTTGATCTTCAAAAAAGTTTTCCATCATTCTATTAAAGTCTGTACCACTTTCTCCTATAACGTTATTCATAAATTCGATTTTTTCATCTAATACAGTTTGTTCTGGATATGTTTTACTAACCCATTTTTCTATAATTAATTTTTCATATTCACCTACATCTAAGTTTAAATCATTAATTTGTTTTTCTGTAAGATCAGCTATTTTATTATTTAATCTACCTACTTTTTGCAATTCTTCATTTAATTCTACTAAGCTTGCAAAATTTTTATTACCTTCACTATCTCCAAAAGCTAATGGTCTACCTTTTGTTTTAGAAAGATTATTTGCAAATTCAGCCATATTTCTTAATTCTTGTCTATCTGCTTGTTCTTCAAAGTTAAAACTATCCATACTACTAAAATAGTTTTCTAATACACTAGGAACTTGACCATATACCCTAGATAGTTCTACTAATGAGTTGGTTACAATATTGTTGCCTGTTGCTCCTGATGCTACTACAGTAGATAAATCCATATTGTTAAAAACACTTTGCGTAATATTATCGTCAAATTCAGGAGTAGTAGAAATAATTGAAAACATTTGTTGCATCATAGCTTTATCTTTTAATTCTTCTTGTGTTATTTCTATACCTAAATCATTTAAATATTTTGTTTTATTAAAAATTAAACTATTAACATCAAATTCAGTCATATTTGCATTAACTTGATAATTACCTGATTCGTTTTTTCCGTAAGAACTAATTTGTCCAGATAGGTCTTGAACTTGTAATGTTAAAGTATTTATATCTATTAATCTATCAAGTTGCTCTTGTGTTAAATTATTATTACTTGCTATTACTCTTATTTCTTCAGTAGATTTAGTAAATCCATCTTCTATTAAAGCAATATTATTTTGTACTACTACTTCTTTGTCTTGACTTAATATTATATCTTGTTTTTTTATATTTTTTTCATTTACAACATTCCATGAATCTATGTATTTTTCTACACTCGTAATAATACCAGCTCTATCTTCTCTATTAGTATTTACATATACACTAGCATCATCTGTATCATGGTTAGGTTTATCTATATATTTTGTTCCCCATAGTTGATATTGTTTTAAAACTTTAGAAACTTCTGTTTCATAGTTTTCTGATATTCCACCCATTTGTTGTATGTATGCTGTATCTAATGCTTGTGCATTGTTTAAATCTTTAGCTGTTAAACTAATTAATCTTTGTGTTTCAAAACCTAATTCTAATGCTTTATTAAATTCGTCTGGCGTACCAAATGTAGTTTGTAATTGTGATTGTATACTTGCATCATATGAATTATATAACTTTGCATAATCAGCCATAGTATCTGACATTTCAGGTATTAAACTTTGTGTCCAGTAATCTTGAAAATCACTAGCTGGTTTATTCATTATATCTGAATTTCTTTGTCCTATAAAATCTTTATAGTTATTTGACCAGTTAGTAACTTCTAATATAGTTTTTTGTGATTTAGCTTCTTGCCAAATATTATCTCCATATTCAAATGCAATATTTCCTATAAATTCTTTTGCATAATCTTTAAATCTATTAGGAGCTTTACTAACAAGAGAATCTCTATAGCTATTAGTTGCTTTTGTAAAAGCATCAGGATCTTCAAAATGTACTCTTGAAAGATTTAATAATGCTTCTCTACTTTTTAATTTAAAATCTGTTTTCCAAGATACTTCTTCTATATTAGCTTGACGTTCTGCAAATACATCTAATACCTTAGATGCACCTTCAGCTGCTAATCCTAAAGGAGTTCCTACATTAGCTGCATCTACTACACCCATTCTACTCTGTATAGAGCTTACTGTTGCTTTATTTTGTTTTTCGCCTGATGTTAATGCCATTAATAATCGCTTCCATAACTAGGATCAAAGTTTTCATTTGTTGGTGTTTTATATGTACTTTTAGTATTAGTGCTTGTTGATCCATAATATTTATAATTTCCATAACCATTTACTAAACTAGCTATAGCAGAAGTATAACCACCAAATGTTACTGCTTCCATTCTAGCTTGGTTTTCAAATGCCATTTGTCTATATTTTAAATTAACCGATTTTCCCATAAGTCTAATATCAGCTATATCTTTATTTCTATTTTTTATAATTTGTTTATTCATATTTAAAAAAGACATACTATCATCTGCATATCCAGCTATAGATTGATATGCTAAGTTATTGGCTTTTTCTTTTTCAGCGTACTGCCTTCTTGCATTTTCTTCTTGTGCTGCTGCTAATGCAGCCATTTTTGATTCTGTTTCTAATCTATATTTTTCTCTATTTAATGCAGCTTGTTGTGATTTCATAGATGAAATCGTACCTACAGCTGTAATACCAGCTGATATTAACATTAATGTTGCTGCTATTGCTTGAGTACTCATGCGAACTGTATCTCCATAGCTAAACCTAATACCTTTAATGGTAATGGACTATCTTGCGATATTGTTATTGTTGGTGATTTACTATATCCTAAGAAGGTAAATTCTTTTTTACCACCAGAAGATGATAAATCACTACCTATAGTAAAATCGGCTTGTTGTATTATTAATTCTTTAGAAGTTAAATCAGCAGCTTTCATAGTTACATCTAATCCTCCAGAAATATCTATTATAGCTTTATTAATCCTTCTTGGCTGTCCTGTCAATGGCCCAGTATCAATTTCTTTATCAATAGGCATTGTTTCTAATATAGGTGTAAAGTTATATCCTACTCTAACACCAGTAATTTGAGGAGCATTATTTAAAGTAATTCTGTTATTACTATCTACTGTATAAGAACCTAACGCACCATTCCCAAAAACAGCTTCTATAACATTAGTTGGTTCATAAATACTATTAACAGTATGAATAAACCCTTTTACTATTGTAATTGCAGCATTATCTGATGGAGTTGCTGCTAAATTTTTATCTAATTGTAATCTATATTCATTAGTTCCTAATTGTGTTACAGCTTGAATTGCATATTCAGTAGCATTTCCAGCTATAGTAAATGTTTCAAGAATAGATGGTGCAGTAGTAATTCCATCAATAATTAAACTACTACCAGTTTGACTACCACCTTTGACTAATGGTGTTCCTTTTTGAAACACAGTTGTTGTTGTACTACAGTCTAAAGTTATAGAATCATCATTACCGAATTTTTCTAACAAATATTTAGTTCCTGATGGTAATATTCTTTTGGTAACTACAAATAAAAATTCATTAATAGATGTAATACTGTGAAATTTATCATTTGTTTTAGTATTCCAAATAGTCCAACCAGCTATTTTCTCATCTCTAATACTATGAAAGATAGCTATTTGACCATCTAAATTAGTTCCACTATTTAAAAAAAAAGCAAATTGTTCTGGTCTTTCTTCGTTACCAGTCATCATTGTAATATCTTTAGGATTATCAATTACTTGAGATGAAAGTACAGAAATACTATTTGATTTATAAGCTTGTTCTAAATCAGAAAAAACGTACTCACGAATTGATTTACCATTTTTAGAGGTAAATATTGTAGCACCATCAAAAGGTATTGGTCTTGATCTATTGCATCCATAAGGTGTTTGTCTAAGGAATGCTATACTAGCTGGTGTAATAGCACTGTCATTACTTTGAGGAATATAATACTCACCTGAATCTGTAAAAATTTGTAAGTTTCTACCAGATATTAAATGTCTAATTTCGTTTACCGTATCAGCTGTAATGTTTACATTAATAGCTTCATTAGCTAATCCTGTTCCTAAATCAAAACTAAAATATCCACCTATTTCAGAAGCAATAATAACTGAAGGATTATCTCTAACACCACCAAACCAAAGTCTATTATCGTGAAATGTAACTGCTTGTGGAAATCCTCTAACAGTAGATATTAATTGTTCTTGCCAATCAGCATGAGGGCCAGTAGTAACTGTATCTTCTAAAACAGTAACAGTTACTTCAGTAGCACTTGTATATCCAGTTACAAAAACTTGTTTACTATTTACTGTTAAATATGTGTTTACATAACTAGCACTAAAAGCACTAGCACTAGCTGTTAATGTTCTTCCTGTGCCAGTAGCATGAGCAGATAAAGTAACAGTAATAGCAGTATCTGCATATTTATAAAATGGTTGTAATGTTTTGTTTACTCCACCTACAGCTACACTATCATCTGTTTCAAATGTATATAAACTAACTACAAAAGTAGATGCTCCAGTTCTTTTAATTTGAACAATAGGATTACTTCTATGACAAATAAAAACTGTATCAGCAAACTGAGCATAACTTAATTCAAATAATTGTGCCGTAGTCCAGTTACAGTTTGAAGTTATATTACTAGCTATTGCTGTACCACTAGAGTTATAAACATCTAATCTATTATTAGATAAAGCAAATATAGCTACTTCATCTTCTGCAAATATAAAAGGAATAATTCTTGATTCTGCTGGAAGCTCTGCTGTAAATTGTGTTGCTGGTCTACGCATAACACCACCTTCATCTAAGAGATACCAGTTCTTACATTGTCTAGCACCTTCGAAGTATGCTTTAGCATCTGTTCTAGCGTTTAATAAAGGATTAAGTTCTCCAGCTGAAAAGTTGGTAAATACTTGTCTGACTTTTCTTGGCATCAGTAATTAACAAGTCCACTTCGACTGCTCCTTCTTTCAGCTATGAATCTAGTAGTATTTAACTTTTTAGTAGTAGTTTCTAAAGATGCTATATTTCTTGCTCTAATAATTTGTCTTTCTGCTTTAGCTTCATAAGCATTAATCATAGATGCATCTCTACCTAATGATCCACCAAATGCACTAGCTAATCTATATATTAAAGCTAGTCTAAAATAAGTTGGGAACAAAGATTCATCTTGTCTAAATACATAGTCCATATAAACTTTACTTTCAGATCCATATCCATTTAAATAAATTTTATCTTCATATCTTGAATAGGGTATTGGATTATCATTATTAGTTACAGTTACTATAGTAATAACAGCTGGGTTTGCTGGCATCTGATATGCATATTCATATCTTGATGTTGGAGCATCAGCCAATAAAGATAATTGTTTTTGGCCCATAGCAAAACGCCATGAACATTCTGATAATGTAGATTCAACTACTTCTTCATAAATAGTGTTTGTAATTAATGCTTCTGTAGAATTGTCTGTAAATGATGAAATAGGATTAGCTCCTACCATTACTAAAGCTCTTGATGCAATATCTACTTTAGTTACTGCCATCTAAGCTCTTTTTACTCTTTGTACTCCACCTTCAACATTTGGAATTATTAAAGATAAATTGTTGCCAGTAATGTTAGATATTTTATATTTAGTAGCCAGATATGTTGCTGTTTCTATAAACTCTTGTTTTCTTTTAGATGGATCATTTGATAGAACAATACTATCAAGTATTGCTAATCTAGTTCTTACATCATCAATTTCTTTAGCTGTTAATTGCTGTGCAGAAAATACTGCATTAGCATTTTTATCTTTAAATGTTGTACTAAATCTACCATCTCTTAATCTATTTACTGTATATTCTGATTCTTTAGGTGTAGAAGATTTTAACATAGATGCAGTTAGTGCTACTGCTCCTAACCCTGTTAAAGCTGCACTAGCTCCTATTACTTCTCCTTTTGTAATTGGGCCACCTACAGCATTAATAATTTTATCTTTATTTAATGATTTAACTTTTTCAGTTGCTTTAGTTGCTGCTTTTTTTGTTGCTGTTACTCCAGCACCTACTGCAGCACTAGCTTTAGTTGTTGTATCTTTTGCTACATTTTTAGTTTTTTCTAAAACTGGTTTTGTTTTTTCTGTTAATTTTTGTACAGCTGGTTTTGCTTTTGCCATAGCAGTTTTACCAACTTGAGTAGCTTTTGCAGCAGCTCCTGTAACAGCTCCTGAAGCAGCTACTTTTGCTGCACCTGATTTTGCTGCATTTTTTAATTTATTAGTTTGTTTTGTAGTTACATTAATTGCTTTTTTAAGCTTTTTATTTTTAAGTAATTTTTTTGCTAATGCTCTTGCTGCTACTGCTATTGCCATTTTTTATCCTTTATCAGTGGGGGATTACTCCCCCACTTCTTAATTATATTATGCTAATATTACAGTTGTAACAGTAGAAGAACTTGAAGCAGATACAATTAAAATATCTACCACAGCATTTGATCCACCACTATTTACAATAATAACATCTCCAGCAGTTAAATCACCATTAGATAATAAGAAATAATCTGCATTATCTATAGTGCCAATAGCATCTCCATCTGTGTAATACCATAAAGAATTAGTATCACCCATTTGAGTTGCTTTTTTAACAGGATTGTCTAGTGCATATGCCATTGATTACTCCTATTCTGCACACTTCTGTATGCGAATACCATTGGTGTCAATTAAGATTGAACCCATTGATAGGTATGATGTTAATAGATGAGCTACTTTCTCAGGAATGTAGTTTACTTCAGTTCTTACTTCTGAACCTACGCCTAAACCCATTGAGGATTTATGCCAACAAATAGTATGTCTATCTGTTGATCCAGATGTATCAAGACCTGAGTGAACAAATGTTAAGAATCCTAAGAATCTTTTAGCTGTGTAATTCATTCCAGCAAAAGGTAATTGGCCTGGCCCAATATAGTCAAGGTTTGACCAGTTATCTTCTGCTAATAAATCACCCCATTGATTTGGGCCTATTGCCCAATATCTTTGGTCATCATCAGGAACTTCGTTTGTTCCAAATAATGCTTGCATATCTTTGAATTTAGCTACATTCATATCAGTTGCTACAGTTGTACCATTTGCACCAGCATTGTTTGCTAATGTAGTAGCAGATGACATCGCTGTTGTAATGATACTGTCAGTCTTACGACCAAGAGCATAAGCTGCGTTGTTTGCAATTACTGCTCTTTCGTCAATGTTGGTTTTAAACTCGTCTAATTTATCCACATAGTCAGATGCATAGTAATCAGCAAGTGTTGCTGTTACGTTAGTGTGTGAAATGTTCATCGCTACAACCTCTGCATGTCTAGCTTTAGTTGTTGCTTCTCCTGTTCCTACTTTTTGGAACTTAA